GTTTCCCAGTCACGATCAGGTGGGGCTTGAGAAGGAAATGAGATCAGGCACAAGGTATACGGAACATTTATTAGCATTTTGGGGAGTTAAGAGTAGAGATAGTAGGTTAAACAGGCCCGTTCTTATAGGAAGCACTAGGCAAAATATGGTTATATCGGAAGTATTAACAACTGCGGATAGTGGAACCTTACACACAGCAGAGATGGCAGGTCACGGCATTAGTGCAGGTGCGTCTAAGATGATAAGATATAAAGTGCCTGATTATGGTTTTATAATGGCAGTTACAAGAGTGCTGCCAGAAACAGGCTATTATCAGGGTGTTGATAAGATGTTTACAAGAGAGGATAGATTTGATTATGCAAATCCGATGTTCGCAAATTTAGGAGAGCAAGCAATAACACAAAAAGAGGTGTATGTTACGTCAACAGATAATGCAGCTACAATGGATGCCACTTTCGGATATGTGCCAAGATTCGCGGAATATAGGCATATAAACAATAAGGTGTCTGGTGAATTCACGCAGGATTTAGAGTATTGGCATTTAGATAGAAAGTTTACAAGCCCTCCTGCGTTAAATTCAGATTTTATACAGGTACAGGACGATAAAAGGCAGCAGGCATCAGTTGCGGGAACGTCGAGTATATACGCGTTGTTTAGATTTAATATATATGGGTTTAGAAAATTGCCTAAATATGCAATACCAAGGTTGATAGGTTAATGTGTTTAGAGCCAATTACCATAAATAGCAAGAAGCCAAAGTACATTAGAGGAAGATGGACGCAGCAAATACCTGTATCTTGCGGAAAGTGCAGGTTGTGCAAGATTACAAAGGTGCGTCAATGGTGTTTTAGATTATTAAAGGAGGAAAGCAAGTCGCTATCCTCCTATTTTATTACCCTTACCTATGATATTAAAAATGTGCCAATGGCAAGGTCAGGGTATATGACGTTAGATCACGGATATATGACAGAAAAAGGGCACTTTTCGGATGACCTTAACAGGTTCATAAAAAATCTTAGGTATTATGATAAGCAAATATGGAAAAAGCATGGGCACAAGGTGAAGTATAAGAAAAAGATTAAATATTATGCTGTAGGAGAATATGGAGAAAAAACAAATAGACCTCATTACCATGCAATAGTATTGAATTTATATTCGGTAGGAAGCATAGAAAAGGCATGGAAAAAAGGGTTGTTTCATGTAGGTCAGGTAACAGGAAATAGTATAGCTTATACGATGAAGTATATAGATAAAGATAAAAAGGTACCAAAACATAGTGGAGATGACAGGAGACCTGAGTTTGCATATATGTCAAAAAAGTTAGGTGATTCATATCTTACAGAAGAAATGAAGAAGTATCACAAGGCAGATTTAAAAAGATATTATGTAGAATCAAATGGTTATAAGGTAAGGATGCCAAAGTATTACGCAGATAAAATATATACAGATAAGGAAAAAAAGAAGATATCAAAACTTGTAGAAGAATATAAAGAAGAAAAAGAGTTGCAATTAGAAAAAGAAATGCGTAAATTGTACGGTGATAGAATGACAATATTTGAATACAAATTAGCGTTAGGTTTAGCACAAGAAACGAAGTTCAAAAAATCAGCAAAAAGGAGAGACAAAATATGAGGTGGAAACAAAAGAGAATAAGTGAGATAAAAAAGGAAATTGATTTCATGTACAGGATGTCGGCAAGAATAAGGAAGGAATGTGGAGAGTTGTTAAAAAATGATAAAAGCATGGAGAATTATAGAGAGGTAGAAAGGGAGTTAAAAGTGGCACTCTCATATGAAAAGCAAGCAAGTAGATTGTTAAATACATTAAAATATTACGAAGATGGAAAAAAAGTTTAGGTCGCCGTTAACTTATCATGAGTTGAACGCGGAATTGGGAATTAAAACAGGTCAGGAATTTGATCTGGAAAAAAACCCAAGCATGACAAAGCCCGATGAGGTGATGACACTAAAGGACTTGATTAAGAGGCATTATTCAGGTCAGAATGTACCGATATTAGATCAGCAGTACAATGACAATCTCGGCAAGTTTGCAGAGAATGCACCAGACATTTCTAAAATGTCGAAAACAGAAATAGCGCATTATACGCAACAATTAGAATCATTTATAAAAAACTCATATGAAGGAATCAAAAAATACAACCTTGAGCAGGACGCAAAAGCGGAAGCTGAAAGGATTAGACAAGAAACGATATCTGAGCTTGAGAAAAGCGGAGAAGAAGCATAAAGAGTTTTTAGCGGCTTACAGAGAGCATCAGAAAGCATATACAGAGTTCGTAAAATATTCGAACGAGTTGTGGCCAGACGAAATGAAAAATGGACAAACGATTATTAAACAACAGGCGGAGCCACGCGAAGCGTAAACATAAGAGCGAAGCGACGCTAAAATCGATCGTGACTGGGAAAC